GCGCCTTCTTGGCAGACAGCGCGGTGCGAAAGCGCGGCACGGTGGGCAGCTTGTGCCCCATCTGCGCAGCATGAAAGCGCACCAGATGAATGCAGGTAGCAGCCTTTGACCAGTCGAACGGCTTGTCCTCAAACCGCGCCTGTGTCGCAATCACCGCAGCGCGGCGAAGCTCGATTTCGTTCACTGGAAATTCACCGCAAAATTGTTGCCGAAGCCGCCGCCACCACCGCCGAAATAGACGGAGCCGCGCGGCGGGGATTCGACGCCCCAAGCGATCGGGATGGACAGGCCGCTGGCGTTGTCGTGCCCCAGTTCACCGGGGTAGAGCGCCTTATGGAAGGATATGGACAGGCCGTTGCCAGTGTCCTTGAAGAACATCGCTTCAAGCTCGGGAACGGCAGTGATTTGCAGCGTCAGTTGGCGGAAGGCAAAGCTGGTCTGCGGCTGATCGACAAAGCCAATAAACCGAAGCTCCGGCGTGCCGACAACCTCGCCCGTGGTGGTGTCGTATTCTGCCAGCCACAGACGAACCCGGCTCTTCTGGATCGCCCCGGATGACAACGCAGAAACAGCCGCCACGCTCGGGGGTGCGAATGTCAGGTCAAGCGCGGGGATTTCGTCACCGATGCCCTCGGCAATCGTATCGAGCGCAGCCAGCGAGCCGACCACCTCATCATAGGACGAATAGGTTTCGCCATCGAACACCGTCGTCCCGCCATCGGTCAGCAGCACAGTGTGGTCTGGCAGTTCGATCTTGAGCAGCCCGGTGATGCCGACCATTACCGCACCTCCTCAATCGTGAACTGGATCGGGGTGGCTTGATCCGCCGATAGCTCCCATTGCCACACCTCGCCTTCCACGATCCCTTCGACCATGGGCTGCGCGAGATAGACGTTTGCGCCATCGGGGAAGCTGTCCCGAAGGATCTCGTTCAGTTCGATTTCCAGCAAGCCAGAGCCGTCCGCGGTGCCGCCGATGCCGACGCTATGCAGGTAGTGCCGATCCCCCTTGCCGATCGACAGCCAGAAGCCTTCGCCGCACACATAACCCGGTGTCAGCCCGCGAATGTTGATGATGCGTCCTGTGGTGACAGCACCGTCAATGACCGGCGTGCCGGGCGATCCCTGGCTGATCTGTAGCGGATACGGAACGCGCAATCCCGCCTGCTTGCCAGCGATCAGCCGGGCAACCATGATACGTGCCTGAGCGGGCTTGTACGGGCCGAACGAGAACGCGATCTTGTAGCGCGAGCCCTTGCGATCGATGCGGGTCAGCGACTGAACACCGCGCTGGGTAAAGCCCGCGTCCATGAACATGGGCGTTGCAGAGCCGGGGCCTGCGAAGCTGGGTAGCTCGATCATCAGCGCACCCGCCTTTGCCCGGCTTTAGCCATCAATTCCTTACCTCGTTGGCCTCCCGCTTCTGCGATTGCTCCGGCTGTTGCTGCAATCTGTCCATTCACGAATGCGAGGATATTGCCGTTGCGCGGATCAACCCCGACCGTCACGTTGACATTGGCCGGTGCCTGACGCCCCAAGCCTTGGCCGCGCGTGTGGTCCAGAACCGTCTCGTTCGGGTGCAGCATGGCAAGGAAGCCGCCGCGTCCGTCCATGCCGCCCGTGCGGGAGCCGTAACCAGTGAACCCACCGCCATCGGCAGAGGGAATCCGGGGCTTGTTGATCTTGGTGGCGATGTCCTTCCCAAACACGCCTACGCTGCCAAGCTGGAAACCCAGCCCGATGACCGCCTCAAGAATGCCAAGGAAACCGCCACCCCGGATCGCGCTGGTCAACCGGCTGAATGCATCCATCGTGCGGTTGGCCATGTCGCGGAAGCTCTCGGCAATCTGCACCGACGATGTCTTTGCCTTGTCAGCGAACCCGCCTAGCGCCGCCTCCCAGTCTTTGAACTGGGGGATGATGTCGGCAGGAAGGATCGCGCCGTAATCGATCTCGGAGCGCAGTGCGTTGGCCTGCTTCTCAAGGGCCGATTGCGCGCGGACATAGGCAGCGTCGCCGACCTTTGCCCGGACCTTTTCCAGATCGGCCATGTCGCGGATCACGTCGTTCAGTTGACCCTGCAAGGGGAACAGACGGTTCATGATGCCGTCGATATCCACCTTGATCTCATCCGCAGCGGTTCGCGTGTCGTTGGCGGCGCTGCGCATTGATCTACCAAACCCGCCTGCGCCGGTGCTGACCGCACCAAGGTTGACGCCCATTTTGGCAAGCGAGACATTCGTTACGTTGAACGATGCGTTTGTGCGGGTCACATCCGCAGCCAGAATCCCGCCCTGTCCAAAGATGGCATTGAAGCCGCCAGCGGGGCCTCTCAGTGCAGTGGCGCGCGCCTCCTGGCCGCGCTGCTGCGCCCCAAGCTGTCGCACTAAGCCGATGATCCGCTCCAAGTATTCGATTGCCGGGATGACCCGCTTGATGAAGTTGTAAACTTCGGCCCCGGCACGTTGCAGGCCAGAGCCGAAATTGAAGCCAAACGCATTGGCTGCCCGATTTGCAGCATCGGTCAGAATGCCTAGTCCGCGCACAAAGTCGTTGATGGCAACCATGTTGACGCTGATTTGCTGGGCGGCGTTAGCCAGCATCGTGACAAAATCGGCGGTTGCACTAATCAAAGGGGTGAAAACCGGCAAAAGCTTCTGGCCGATGGCGACCTGTAGCTCCTCAACCGCCGCATTCATGCTCTTGATCTGGTTGGCGGTGCTGCCGCTTGTGCGCTCGACATCACCTTGCGCCGCAGCAAGCTGCTCCTGGATAATTGCAGCGCGGGCAACGATCTTTTCCTGATCGGTCAGCGTGCCGTTGACGCCCTTAAGGCCAAGCTCGGCTGCCTTCGCTTGCACTGCCGTTTCAGACAGAAACACGCCCACCGCGCGCAGCGGTTCAGCCTCACCGACCAGACCAGAAAACAGCTTCTGTTGCGCGACCTCGTTCGACAGGTTCTTGAAGCTGGCCAAGTCTTGCGTCAGGACAGCGAACTGCTTGGACAGCTCAGCGGCCTGCATTGGATCAAGCGCCTTGCCGAACAGTTCCTGAAACGCCAGTGCGCTGCGCTGGATTTCCTGCGTTGAACGACCAAGGGCGTTCCCTGTCGTCTCTGCCCACGCGCGCACATCTTCGGCCATGCCGCCGAAAACAACCTCGAACGCGCTCTGCATTTCCTGCGCGTCCATTGCCGCCTGGAAAGACGCTTTCCCGAAACGAAACGCAAAATCCGCAGCGCCCAAGGCAGCGAGTGCCCCACCAATCCTCCCGAAAGAAGCTGTCATGGCCCCGGCTGCGCCATCAACTTGACCCGCCGTGCGCTTGGCCTTGCTGGACAGGCTATCGAGATCGCGCTCGCCAGACTTGAGCCCGCGTGTGTCGGCATCAAGTACAAGGCGCGCAAAATCGGTCATCTGGCACGCTCCATCGGGGATTTTCGCAGGGGGTTGCCGTTGAGGATTTCAAGGCAATAGGCGCGGGACATATCGACGAGGCAGGACGCTTCGGCGGCGGTAATGTCCCCGCAAGCAAGGTCGGCATATGCCTTCACCTCAGACCAGCTATACGGGCTCGCCCCGGACATGCTTTCGCGGGCATATCCAAGGTCACGCCACATATCGGGCAGGCGTTCGGTGTAAGGTATATCTGGGAGGGTTTCGCCAAATGCCTGGCGGCGGGTTTCCTCCTGCCCGTCGAGCTTTGCAGCAAGCCAGCCGACTTGCGCCGCGTAGGTTACGAGGCGGTGTCGGCTTTCGTAAAAAGGCGGTGTTGATCCGTGATTGCCGCGTTGACCTGGCCAAACCAGAGCGTGCCGGGTCCGCAGATTTTCAGCACGTTGTCAGGCGTGCAGGGGAGGGGCTTATCCTCCCAATTGACATTTTCCCATTCCGCCACTGCCGCAACGATCAGCGCAGACATGGCCGCTTCAAGCTCTGCCTGGAACTTGGCCAGCGTTGCATCAGCCTCTGCATCGGACACCCGCGCCATGCGGTTTGCCTGCAATGCCTGGACGCGCTCGACACGCCGGTACGCCTCAAGCACGCCCTCTGCGCCCATGCCACGGACACGAACACGCGAAGGTGCCTCGTCCGTTCCGCAGGGCTTGCCGTCATAAACGAAGCGGACCCACGAACCGCGCTCAGATGCGGATCGCAGGTCCAGTTTGGCGAAATCCATAAAGCTTCCTTATGCCGGGATGGTGCTAACGACGGTCGCGGCGTTCTGACGGAAGTTCACCGAGAAGCCTTCGTGGTTGGTGTCATCGCCCTGAACCGGCAGATAGCTGTGCAGGAAGCCCTGCGCGTACTCGACAGGATCACCCGACGCAGGCGCATTGTCGGTGCCGCTGCCCTTGACGATCCGCAGCGAGCAAACGCCGCTCTGCGCATCTGCCAGCGTCTTCATGTGCCCCTGACCCGTATCGCTGGCGACAATGCGGAACGTCGCGGTGCTGTCATTGCCGGTTGCCGCGCCCTTGATGCCAGTGGTGAGGCCACTCTGGAGGTCGGGAACATCGATCGCGTTGTGCGAGATGCCGAACTGCGGAAGCGTCTGCACGCCCTTGACCTGCACCCAAGTCAGCGCGGCAAAGGCCGATGCGGTATTGGTAGCGGGCAGCGCCAGGGCAACCCACAGCGTCTTGCCGATGAACGACGTGCTCATTCCTTGGTTTCCTTCTTGTCAGGGGTGTTCTTGGCAGGATCGACCGCCCAGCCAGCGGCTTCCCAAACGGGCACTTCGCCCTTGTCCACATGGGCCTCCCCACCGGGGAAGTCCTTGTTCGTCATCCGAACCTTGGTCATTTTCCTTAGCCTTCCGTGATGTACGAAATTCGCACGGGTTGCCGCCAATAGGCCCCGTCCTGAAAAGGCGATGCGAGCGACGAGGGCGCGTTAATCAGCACCTTGCCGCTGCCTGCGGTCAGTCTCAGCCCCTTGGGGAAGCGATCGGCAACCGCCTGCGCCAGCGTATTCGCCGACGTGGTGAAATTGCCCGCCGGGGCAACGACCGTCACCAGAACGAGGCCGATATGGTACGGAACGCCGCCTGCGGTGTCCGGGTTGAAACTCCCGTTGGGGGTGTGTCGAAACTCAAGATACGGGTCAGCGCCCGGTGTGAACTTGCGGTTAGGCCAGGCAATCGCGGGCACGCCAGACATGCCACTGAGGCGCTGCCCCAGCGCGTTCTCAATCTCCGCGAATGTCATCACCGCACCTTTCGCGCGTTCTCGGCCACGATACCCGACCAGCGTTGTGCGGCCTTGTCTCTCCACAGGCCGCCACCCTGACCGACGCCCACCATGTAATGGCGCGGGATGGCGTATTCTGCCGTCCATGCGACCCGGAACGCATCGCCAAGCCTCAGCCCAGCAATGGC